GCGACGGCAGGGCTTCGCGACAGGACGGACAGGGGCAGCCCTGCGCGTTGCGCTGGGCCAGCTCGACCATGCGCTGCGCAGCCGCCGCGAGCATCACCGCCGGCATCTTCTCCGGCGCGGCGACCGATATGGGAAAATTGTGCGAAGCATCCGGCGCGCCAATGCGGCAGATGACGGTCATGCCTACGGGAATTTGGCGGAGCAGGCTCTCTATCGTCGCGGGCGCTCCATTGGTCGTTTCTCGGCGGTCTGCCATGTCTGTCTCCTCAAACCCTGTGGTGCTGAACGGTGCGCGGCTGCCAGTATTCCCGGCACTCCAGCGAATGCTGCTGGCCCGGCTCGACGCCGCAGCCCTCGCAAAGCGGCCCCTTCGGTTCGCGCGCCGGCGGCTGCGGCGCTGCGCTCGCGAACATCTCGGCGGCGGCGCGGCGCGTGTCTGCGATCTCGCGCCGAAGATCGCGGAGGCGATCGAGATGGGCGTCGAAATCGGCGATGGCGCTCGCCAGCCCCGCATCGTGCGCGGCCAGCGCCGACATCAGCGCGTTGCGCGCGGCCTCGACCCTGGCGCGCTCCTGCGCCAGCTCGGCGGAGATTGCGGCCTTAGACATGCTCGCCTCCTGCGACTGCGGCCTCGAACGGCCGCTCGAGGAATTTCACGCGGGGCAAGGAGATTGTGACCCTGCGCCAGACGGCGCCGCCGCTGTGGGTGCCGCTGTAAACCTCATAGACGCGGGAGACGCGCTCGATCGGCGCGTCCGGCGCGGGGCGAAAACGCAACGCGGCCTCGGCCGCGCTCTTGTAGCCGGCGGCGCTCATGCGGCGGCCCCGTATTTGCGCTCCAGCTTTTCGCGGGCGTCGTCGATCACCTGGCCGAGCGTATCGAGGCGTCGATGCGGCAGGGCCGGCGCGCCGGCGTCCTCCGGCATGTCGCGGACAGCGATGGCCTCTTCGGCCGGCATGCCGCTGAATTCGGCGATCCACGCCAGCACGGCGGCGCGGCTCCAGACGCGGCCGAGGCCGGGCAGGACGCGCGGGAAGCCGTGCACGCGCGTGAGGCGCGGGCGGCGGCGCAGGAAATCGTCCTTGCTGATGGACAGCATGGCGGCGACGCCGTGGGCGTCGACCGTGGGGCTTTCGGGCGCGCCGGTCATTGCGCCCCCCGCACCAGGAGGGCGACGAGCGCGACGACGCAGACGACGGCGAGGCCGGCAAGCGCGCCCGCGGTGATGAGATAGGCGCGGCGCTGCAGATCGAGATCGGTCATCGCGCGGCCTCCTCGAGGACTTCGCCGCTTTCGCTGCCGGCGTCGGCCGGCGGTTCGAATTGCTGCTGCACGAGGCCGGACAGGTTCTGCAGGAAGGCCAGCGCGCTCGAGGCCTCGCTGCGGCCGAGGCGCTGCGCGAGCAGCACGATGTCGTCGGCCATGCTCATGCAGGCGGCCTGCAGCACCAGGTCGACGCGGGTGGCGCGGTCGCGCTCGGCCAGAAGGAAATCCGCGAAATCGTCGCGGGCGCCGAGCTGCAGGCGCGCCAGCACGCCGGCGAGCGTATCGGGCTGGGCGAGTGCGACGTCGTTGAGGGCGCTACGCCGCTGCTTGCGGGTGGGCGGCCCGAGCGGGCGGCCGTGCATGTCGAGAATTTGACCCATTGCATTTCTCCGGGCAGCGCAAATCAGCTGCTTCGGAGAATAAGCACTGGTGCTTTGTCAAATGTCAAGCATTAGTGCTTTTCAGTGCTTTTTTGTGAGCGATAAACCAAAAGTGATCACGTTGACGCAGAAATAGGAAATCGCATACAGGCCGGCGGCTTCGAGCGGGTTGGATACCCGAAGCAGCGTCGAAGTGTGGCCGGTGGTCGCAATACCGGTGGTAAGCATGAGCAGGATGAAGACCCCGGCCGCGATGATGTGCCGCGCCATGATCGTTCGCCAGTGAGGCATAGCCGCTCCTCGTGTTGCTGACCGGATTGCAATCGCCGCGCCTACTGCAACCAGAACAAAGGCGCCGATCGTTGCGACGGCGCCTTCGTCGATGCCTGCGGACCATGCGGGAATTTCGCGCGCGATGCCGCCCGGTAAATCGCGGGCCTCATAAAGCGGCCGATATTCGGCAGTCACGCCGCGGCTCGGCCGGTGCGCGGGCGGATCGTGGCGACCACGACGCCGCGGATCATCACCTTGTCGTTGTCGACCAGCAGGATGTCGCCGGGAACGATGTTGGCGGTATCGAGCGCGCGTGATCTTAGGATCCAAGGGTCGATGGCGTTGAGCGCTTGCGTCGCGCTGCGCACAATCGCCGTGTAGGGCGCCGCAGCGTCAGGCTGGAAGGCTTCGGCCTCGCGCTCGACCAGCGCGGCCGGCCGGCGCTGGGGCGTCGGCGCGCCAAATGGGACCCCGCTGGCGCGCTCGATCGACGCAAGGGAATGCGCGTTGAGCGCGTGAACCGGCGCGCGATTGTTGAGAAGCCGCGTCACCGTCGTCTGCGCCACGCCGGCCTTGCGCGCAAGCGCGGTGGGGCTGAGGCCGCTGGCCTCCACCGCCGCCTGCAGCCACGCACGCTGTTCAAGGATCGGATCGCCTATACACAACACGTGGCGCATCCCGGTAATCAACACGAGAATTTCTAATGCCTGCGAAAATGCTTGCCTTAAGCATTAGTGCTTTGTCAAATGGCATTGTGGCTAGGTGATTTGCTGACATGGAAACACATGCAAGAGACTTTTCAGGACGTTGAAGCGGCGCGACGGCGGGCCGGCATGACGGTGAATGCGATGTGCCACGCCGCCGGCGTCGGCGCGCATCTCTACTACCGCGCGCGCTCCGGCCGGACCGTTCCGACGCCGAAGACGCTGGAGCGCTGGCGCCGGGCGCTGGTCGGCGGCCCGGCAGCCAAGCGGCTGTCCGGTGCGCCGGTCAACTCCACGCTGCTGCGGGCGACCTATCGCGGGTATGTCGCGGCGCTGGCCCCGGAAATGGGCACGGCGGCGCCGGAGGTTCTGGCGAGCGACCCCGGCCTGCGCGCCAACAGCGACCCGGCCTGGGCGCTGGCGGCGCGTGTGCGGGCGCTGGCCGTCTATTGCGTGGTGGTGGAGTTCGACATGCCCGCCGCCCGGGTCGCCGCGGCGATCGGTATTACGCGCGCCGCCGCCAGCGCGATCCTGAAGCGCGTCGAGGATCTGCGGGACGAGGCCGGCGTGGACGCGCTGGTCGACCGCGTGGGGAAGCTGATTTCGGGCCGCGCGGACTAGGCGGCAGGAGGGGCGGATGTACGAATACGCAAAACCCGCAGCGCCCAGAGCGCGCGCTCTCGCAGCCGATGCGCTGCTGCAGAAGGTTGTGGTCGCCTTCGCTGAAGCTTGCCGCGCGCTGCGGCTGAACGAGCCGACGCTCTCGCGCGTCGACGTCGAAGCGCTGCGCGGCTGGTGCGACTGGTGGCTGGCCGAAGAGGCGGCCGTCGATGCGGACGAGCACGCCAGAACGGGGGATCGGAAATGAGCGAGATCGTGCTGCGCGACGAGACGCAGCTGGAATGCACGGGCGTCTTCGACAGCCGCGAGGCGTTCGAGCGCTTCACGGATTTGCTGTTTGTGGCGGCGGAGACGCTGTGGCCGTCGCCTGAGGAGGGCGAGCAGGATGAGCATGGCAGGCCGCCCGCGAAGGCCGTGCGCCAATATGCCGAGATGGTCTCGCGGATGCCGCCGCCGGCGGCCGCGCTCGGAATTGCCGAGCAGGAACACCGAGGCGTTGGCCCCGACGAGGGGGGGCGGGCGCCGGGGTTCGACGCTGCGCTGCATGCGCTGTCGGGCGCGGCGCGCCGCGCGAAAATGCTGGAGCTGAAAGACGGCGTGCCTGGCGTAACCCGCGCCTACTCCGCCAAGGAGATCGCGCGGATGTTCGGCACGACGGACAAGGCCGTCTCGGTCGCCTGTACGTATGCGCGTCACGAACGGCGGGAGGCTGCTGATGTCCGCGCTTGAGACCCAGACCTTCGAGGCCGAGCGGCTGCTGCCGGTGCCGGACATGAGCGGCGCCAATGGCGCGGAGTTCTGCGTGGTGCGCGACAGGCGCGGGTTTCATGCGCTGGCGCAGGAGCAGAGCGCCGAGTGGAAATTGCTGACGGGCTGGGTCGACCCGCAGGCCGCGCTCGACGTGGCGCTGCGCATTCTCGGCGGCGACCCCAAGGCCATGACCGAGCCCCGCGCCATGCGCGGCGTCGCCGTGGCGCTGGTGGGCGTGGAGTGCTGGCTGGAGCAGGCGCGCCGCAAGGCCGCGCGGGAAGGGGAGGGCGGCGCGTGAAAAATCTGCACGAGCTCGACCATTTCCGCGATACGTCGCGCCAAGTGGTCGCCTTCATGGGGTCGATTGGCAACCATGAGACGGGCGTTTTTTCCGTGCCGCATCCTGCGACCGGCGTGACCCTGCGCGTTATCGCGTCGGTAGGGCTCGGCTGGGACCACGTTTCCGTTTCCCTGCCAAACCGCTGCCCGAACTGGCCGGAGATGTCATTCATTGCGCGCCTGTTCTTCCGAGAGGATGAGGCGGCGGTGCAGTTCCACGTCCCGGCGTCGGACCATGTGAATTTTCATCCGTATTGCCTGCACTGGTGGCGCCCGCTGCACGGCGCGCTGCCGCGCCCCGCGAAAGAGCTCGTGGGCCCATCATGAGCGATCTCTCCATCGCCGACATCAAGACGCTCCTGCAGGGCCGGGCCGAAAGCCTGGCGCGACAGTTCGCGCCGGAGGGCAAGCGCTCCGGCAAATACTGGAACGCCAAATCGCCGTTCCGGCAGGAGAAGAACGCCAGTTTCACCATCTGGATCGGCGGCGGATCACCCGGCAGTTTCAAGGACTGGGGCCACGAGGTCATGAAGGGCGACGTAATCGACCTGGTGGCGGCCTGCGCCTGCGGCGCCGTGCCGCCGTTCTCTCGAGAAAGCCGCACGGCGGCGATCCGCTGGGCCAAGGATTATCTCGGCCTCACGAACCGCAGCCCCGCGGAGATCAAGGCCAAGGCGCACAAGGCGAGCGCGGAGCGGCAGGAGCGCGAAGCGCGCGAGACGCAGCGGCGCGTCGACCGGGAAACGCGGGCATTCAAGCTCTGGCTGGAAGGCGGCGCGATCGGCGGCACGCTGGTCGAGACCTATCTGCGCGAGGCGCGTGGCGTCGACATCCGCGCGATCGCGCACATGGAGGCCAGTCTGCGCTTCAAGGCGCGGCTCGAGCATTTCGAGGAGAACCACGCCGGGCCCGTGCAGCTCGCCGCCTTCACCGACGAATTCGACCGCAAGCGCGGCGCGCACATCACCTGGCTCGCCCGCGACGGCCGCGGCAAGTGCCCGGATGTCGCCAAGGCCAAGATGATGTTCGGCACGACGCAGGGGCTGGCGATCCGCATTTCGCGGGGGCCGAGCGGCCTCAAGGTGCATGAGGCCAATGCGCAGGGCGTGCGCGGGCCGCTGGCGATCGCCGAGGGCGTGGAGACCGCCGCCAGCGTGGCGGAGGCCTGTCCGGAGCTGCGCGTGTGGGCGGCGGGCAGCCTGGGGAATATCGGCGAGCAGGTGCTGCCGGAGTGCTGCGACGCCGTGGTGGTGTGCGCGGACAATGACTGGGCGAAGCCCCAGGCGATGGCCTCGCTGGACGAGGCCGTGGCGAAACTGCGGCGGCAGGGCCGTCCGGTGACGGTGGCGCGCGCCTTTGGCGCGGCCGGCGATTTCAACGATTTGCTGAGGAGGCAGGGGTGAAAGCGATCGAGACGACTGGATTTTTCTTAAAATGCGACGCGCCCGGCTGCGATCATGTCGAAAATGTCCCGGCTATCACCGCCGATCACATCGGTATGGCGTGCCCTAAGTGCGGCGCGAACTTGCTGACCCGCGAAGATTTTTCCGCGTTCGAACAGCACACACAAATGGTCGACGCGATTAACGCATTGGCTGGGGATGTCGATCCCGGCGCCGCTCGCGCGCGCGTCTCGTTCCACCATCACGCGGGCGATTTCAACATAACGATCAGCAGCAAGGGGTGATGAGCATGGATGACGGAATTACGTGCGTGCACGGCGCGATCGCGCGCGGGGCGATCGCTGCGGCTTCGGCCTACACGGAGATGGGCGACAAGGCGCGGGATGTCGGCCTGTGCGAAGCGTGGGAAGTCCCGGACGGCGCGCCTCACATTCAAGGCGAGGAGCTCGCGCGCTTCGTGGAGACGGCCGGCGCCGTGAGCGGCGAGGCGATTTACCGCTGGGCCGAGCCGCGCGGCTACCTGCCGCCGCTTGCGCCGTGGGCGGATGTGAGCCCGTGGATCCATCGCTGGTTCGACACGTTCGCGAAGGTTGCGCACGCGCTGCGCCCTGTTCCTGTCGTGCCGGCGATTGTCGTGGCGGCCGAGGACCGGGGCGCGATGGGCAATGCGACCGTGCACGAAAAGATCGGCAACGGTCTGGAGAAGGCGGCGGGCAGGCTGCCGGCCGGCGCGCCCGGCGACACCGGCGGCGTGCTGGTGGTGCGCAATGCGCCGGCGCCAGAGCAGCCGCAGCCCGCGCCGCGCGCTGCGGACGTGCGCATCGGACCCGGCACGCTCGACCGCTGGGCTGCCGGCGGCATCCCCACGCGCGAAGAGCTGGCGGCGATGGAGCCGGAGGAGCGTCGCGGCTTTGCGGCGCTTCTGGGCATGCCGAGCGCGGCCGACCTCGAGCACGAGGCCGAGCATGGCAGCCTTGGCGCCGCGCCGGAAATCGACCCGGACAGCGTGCACAGCGTCGAAGTCGACGAGAGCGTCGGCGGCGAGAAAATCGCCGGCAAGGTCGCTGTGGCCAAAGTGAAGGGGAAGAAGTGATGGCTGAGGCGCGAGCGGCGACGCCTGTAGAGGCGCAAGAGTTCGGGATTTATCTTGATGGGGTGAGGCTGTGGGGCCGCGATTACATGATCGGGGCCGCAGCGCGAGGGCGCGATCAGGCGTTCGTGGCAGGCGTCGTGTTGTCGGCCGCCCTGCACTACGCCGGAGAGTTGCTGGCGCTTCACGAAGGCGTTGGCGAGATCGTCTCGGGCCGGGCCCGTGAAAAGATGATCATGCGCGGGATCAACTCTGGTCTTGAGCAGGGTCGCACGCGAGTTGCGCGCATCAAGGCAGCGCTGGCGGCGGAAAGCCGGGCGTAGCCACGGCCGCGCGACAGGTCATTGCGTCACGCAATGACCGAAAGCCCGGCCTCGATGGGGCCGCAGCGCCGGCAGGCGCGCAAGATTTGTACCCGTTGCGTGTGGCGTTTGCGTCCCCTCCAACCCAGAGACTTCCATGACCGAGCAACCCTCCATTGTCGCGCCGGACGCCGCGCGCTCCATGATCACCACCAAGGCCCCCGATTACGCCGGCCTCATACCGGACGCCCGCGGCGTCATTGCGCCCCCCGCGCCCACGCCCTCGGCCGATGCTTTCGCGCATGCCGTGGCCGCGCACGACCGCATCGACGCCGTCGCCAAATTGCTCAACGGCATGTTCGCCGGCGAGCCGATCACCGCCGACGAGGCGCGCGACCTGCTGGCGAAGATCTCCGGCGCGAGCGCGCCGCAGCCGGAGCAGCCGGCCGAAGTGGCCAGCAGCGACGCCGGGCCTGCCGCCCCCGCGGCCTGACGACCAGCCCCGCGAGACCTCGCCCACCGTCTGCCCGTGCGCGGGCAGACGGGTTTTTGCGCACATCCGAGAACACCGAAAATCATGTCGAAAAGCGATGTCCGCGCCGCCATCGAGATCGCCCGCCGCAAGGACCGCGCGCGCGAAAACGATCCGCCGCCCAACGCCAGCCGCATCATCGAGGGGCAGGAAGTCCGCCCCGGCGAATGGCAGCCGGACCTGCTGGGCATGCCGCCGGAATGCCCGATCGTGCCGCTGGGGATGAACGGCGACGTGATCTACGTGATGGACGTGCTGGGGCAGCTGGCGGCCTGCGAGCCCGCGAAAATGGGCCAGAAGTTCATCCAGCGCCTCGCCGGCGACCGCCAGAATTATCTGTACTGGGCATGGCCGCGCGTCGACAAGAACGGCGGCGTGACCTCTTGGCGCGCGGAGAAAGCGTCCGAATGTTTCTACCATGCCGCCGCCAGGCGCGGGCTGTTCGACGCCGTGGACCGCGTGCGCGGCCGCGGCGCCTGGGCCGACAAGCGCGGGGCGCTGATCTGGCACAGCGGCGACCAGCTCTGGCGGTCCGACCGCGTGAAGAAACGCCGCGACGGCTCGCTCGAGCTGCTGCCGGCCGACACCGGTTTCGCCGACGGCTATTTCTACCCGAGGCGTCCCGACATTCTCGCGCCCTGGCCCGAGCCCGTGACGGCCGAAAACAATCCCGCCCGCGAAATTCTGGCGGCGCTGCGGCTGTGGAACTGGGAGCGGCCCGACGTCGACCCCGTGCTGTTCCTGGGCTGGCTCGCCGCGGCGCTGCTCGGCGGCGCGCTGCCGTGGCGCCCGACGCTGTTTGCGGTGGGCGACGCGGCCGTCGGCAAGTCCACGCTGCAGGCTCTCGCGCGCGCCGTGCTCGGCGATGCGCTGCTGCAGAGCGCGGACACATCGGCGGCCGGCATCTACCAGCGCGTGCAGCAGGACAGCCTGCCCGTGGCGATCGACGAGCTCGAGGCCGAGGCCGACCCGAAAAAGGCGATGGCGGTGGTGAAGCTCGCGCGCCTCTCGGCCTCCGGCGCGATGATGCTGCGCGGCGGCGCCGACCATGCCGGCGTCGAGTTTCGCGCGCAATCCACGTTTTTCTTCTCCTCGATCAATCCGCCGGCGCTGGAGCCAGCCGACGTCTCGCGCATGGCGATCCTGCGGCTGCGGCGGCTCGACGCCAAGAAGAGCGGCACGGCCGCGCCGACAATCGACGGCGAAACCGCGGGGCCGCGGCTGCTGCGCAAGCTGATCGAGGAATGGCCGCGCTTTGCCGGCGCGCTGGAGGCTTATCGGGGCGTGCTGCGCGAGGCCGGCCACGACGGCCGCGGGCAGGACACGCTGGGCGTGCTGCTGGCCTGCGCGGATCTCGCGCTGGGGCCGGAGATCGCCGAGGAGATGGGCGTGCCCATGGTCGACGACATCAGTAAATGGGGCGAATGGCTCGCGCCCTCGACCATGCTGGAATACGAGGACCGCGCGGCGAACTGGCTGGGCTGTCTGCGCCATCTGCTGACCAGCCGCGTCGATGCCTGGCGGCAGGGCAACCAGCACACGGTGGGCGCGCTCCTCGAGCTGCTGGCCGGCGGCGGCGTGGAGCTGGCCCCGGCCAAGGGGATGCTCGCCCAGGCGGGCCTCGGCGTCGCCATACCCGGCGAGCTCGCCCCGACCGAGGACGGCTGGGTGCTGTGCATCCCCAACGAGAGCCAGCTGGTGGCCTCGCTGTTTCGTGACACCAAATGGGCCGGCGCGCCCGGCGCCAGCGTGTGGAAGAGCGCGCTGCGCCAGGCGCCGGAGAACCTGCTGGCGGCCGGCAACAACCGCAGGAGCATCAACGGCGTGCAGGTGCGCTGCACGCTGGTGAAGTTGGGGGTTTTTGGAAGAGGAGAATGGTGATGTGGACGCCTGATGTTTGTTTCTATCATGACCCATGCGACGACGGCTTCGCGTCGGCGTGGGTCGTCCGCCGCAAATGGCCCACCTGCCAGCTGGTCGGCGTCAACTACGGGCTCGCGGTCCCTGACGTCGATCTCGCCGGGAAAAACCTGCTGATAGCCGATTTTTCATACAAGCCTGAAGTACTCGAAAGGCTGAGCGAGAAGGCGCGGACGATCGTTATTCTCGACCATCACAAGACCGCGCAGGTTGATCTCGAAACGTTTGCAGTATTCAACCCGGTCGACTGTGAGACGATCGACGCAATCGTTTCGGCAACTCAGCCGGGCCTCGGCAACGTGCGCGCCGTGTTCAATATGGCAAAGTCCGGCGCGGCCCTCACCTGGGAATTCTGCAATCCCGGCGAGCCTCTGCCATATTTCGTGCGGTTGATCGAGGATCGAGACCTCTGGCGGTTCGCCTACGCGGAGACGCGGGAGTTTTCGCTCTATCTGCGCTCGTTCCCGCGCACATTCGACGACTGGGACGCGGTGGCCGATCGACTTACCCACAACCCCGAGCTGGCTCTAGGGGAGGCGAAAGGCATCCAGCGGTTTTACGATGCGAAGTTGGCCGAGCTCGTGCCAACCGCCGTCATCGGCGCGATCGGCAAGTGGAAGGGCGTCCCGATCGCTCACGCGCCCTACGCGTTCGCCAGCGACCTTGCGCACGAACTGCTCGAAGCGCACCCTTCTGCGCCGTTCGCCGCCGTCGTCGTCAACGCCTACGGTGGCACGACCTATAGCCTGCGCTCGACAGACGCGCGGCAGGATGTAAGCGAAGTTGCGCGGACGTTCGGCGGAGGCGGGCACAGGAACGCGGCCGGCTTCCGTATGCCATGACAGTCGTCGTTTGGTGGATCAATGCAGGGCGCCCGAACCGGCGCCCTGGGCGACCGATGTTTCACCCGGTCATATTCGACGCGGCCTATTTGCAGCGCCACGCTGCATGTTGGTGGGTTGTCCCCGGCACTATCTGAGGCGAGACCCCGGCCCTCTGTGGCCGGGGTTTTTCCGTTGCCCGCACCCCCGGCCCCGAGGGCTCAAAGCGGAGCCGCAATTTACACGCCTGCCGAGCGCGCAGGGTTGTGTGGCGCGGCCGACGGGTCCGGGGGTTAGACAGCGTCTAGGCGCTGTCTAGAGGACTGTCTAGCGTAGCGCTCTGAATTCACAAGGGTTGCGGCAATCTAGACGTTTAGACAGGGCGTAGTGGTTTGCGTAATACGCGCGCGCGTGTGCGTATGGGGAAGTGTGTGTCTAAGTGTCTAACTGTCTAAAAGAGATAGAATTCCTAATAATATCAAGGGTCGATCTCTAGACAGTTCCTAGACAGTTAGACAGCGCCTTAAAATAGGGTCCGATAATGCAGGGCGATGACTGGCAGGGCGGCGGAAGGTCCGAAACAGGGGTGTCTGGCGGCTCGCCGGCTGATCTTTTCGAAAAAATGGACGCGGACGAGCGCGCGATCGCCGACGCCGCGCCGTTCCGCGTCATGCCGACATCGCCGGGCCGGCCGCGCGGCGCCCCGAACAAGCGCACGCTGGAGATGCGCGATCTCTACCTGCGGTCCGGCTTCCCGCACCCGCTGCTGTGGCAGGGGCACATGCTGAAGCTCGGTATCGACGGCGCGGCGGCCATGCTGTGCTGCGATCGGCTGGAGGCGGCGGAGATCCTGCGCAAGATCGCGGCGGACGCGCTGCCGTACCTGGAGAGCAAGATGCCCACCAAGGTCGACGTGAAGGACGAGCGGCTGCCGGTGCTGGTGATCCGCGAGCACGACACGCGCGCGAGCCTCGCCCAGGGCCGATCGGCCGGCGCGCTGGCGATCGACGACGACCTGGCGGACGCGCTGATCGCGCCCGAACAAAATCAAGGGCTTGGCGCTGATGGCGCGCAAGGGTCGCACGGCCAAGGGTCGCACGATCAGTCCGAAGCCCTAGAGCCTGTAGGCGTTGCGCGCAATCAGGCAGCGGATTGAAAATCAGCGGCGCGCGCCAGCTCGAGGCGCGCGTGGCGTGGCCTGGCCCCGCGCTCGGCGCCCGCCACGGGGTCGCGGGTCCTCCGACCCTCCCCCCGCCCTCGACCGCCCGCGGGCCCTCCGGACGACGGCTTTAACCGCGCGATCGGCCGACCTCCCCCCGCCCATGCTGGCTTTTGCCAGCGGCATGGTCATTTGACGGGGCCGGCGACCGGGCATGATCGGGACGGGTTGGGGGTGCGGCCTGACCTGTTGCGAGGGGGTGGGCGGGTGGCCCAGGCCGCAAGGGTTGGGGTATGGCGACCGAATTCTCGATCTCGAACTATACCCCGCCGGGGCCGGTCGCTGCGGAGTTTATCCGCAGCGATGCGGAGGTCCCGTTCATCATGGGGCCGGTTGGTTCCGGCAAGACCATGGCGACGATCTTCAAGGCGCTGCGCTACACAGCAATGATGCCGCCCTGTAAGGACGGCATTATCCGCGCCAAGGGCGCGATCATTCGCACCGACTATAGGACGCTCTACGGGACGACGCTGTCAAGCTGGTTCCGCTGGTTCCCCAAAGATTTTCCCGGCTCGAAATTCATCGGCGGCGCGGACCGGCCCGCCACGCATGAATTGTTCTTCCAGACGCCGCGGGGCCGAAAAATCCACCTGATCGCCGAATTCAAGGCGCTCGGCACCAGCCGTATCGAGGACATCATGCGCGGCTGGGAGGGCAGCTGGGCCTGGTTGAACGAGGTCGATCTGCAGGACGAGGACAGCCTGACCTACAGCTTCCAGCGCACGACGCGCTGGCCGCCGCGCGAATTGCTCGAGCACGACGTCTCGCTGAAGCCGAAAGTGTTTGGCGATCTCAACCCGCCCGGCGATCCGGACCACTGGATCGTCAAGCGCTTCATTGACGGCGCGCCGCTGGTCATCAACGGGCG